ATTCTTTTCAGAATCATAGTCATCATAATATGGATTGATATTTAAGTTTGTTTTTTGTGACATTTTTCTTTAGAATTCCAGAATAATTTTAACGTCTTCTTTTTGGCGAGAATCTCTTTGAATTAGAGGTCTATTATCAATGTAAATGATTTCCCCTGTCTTCTTATTTATCTCGGGATTTGCAAGTCCATTTGTAAAATTGACTCCCAAATCAATTTCCTTAGAATTTATGGTTGTTTTAATTCCAGAAAATCCAGTATCAATTGATCCTGTAAATGGGGAAATATTATTACCTGAAGATTCAAAAGATAATAATTTACTATTACTACTAACATTATCAATGTCAGTATGATCTTTTGTATTTCCAAAGTATAATGATCTATCTTGAAAATATTTTAATACTTTAGTTTCATCGTCATATGATGCAACATATCCTTTAGCAGCACCTCCACTTACCGATTGTGACATTGCTGCACCTACAACTGGAGTTGATGTAACTGAATTCAATCTTACTGAAAATAAAGATGAATATTGATTGGCAGTATATATTGTAGCAGATGAATATTGTTGCGGATTTTTTAATACTCCAATTTGAGTAAATTTGGTGTCAATTGGAAAATCCCTATTCGAATCATCAAATCTGGCATAGATTAATATTTTATCTGTACCTAATTCAGTATAGATATCATAACCATGACCTCTTGATGGTGGAATAATTGGTATTAAATTTGCAGGATCTGCCAATGTTCCGGAAGGTTGAAGAGATCCTAAATCGACTATTCCATAAGTATATCCACTACCACCAGCAGTTACAGTGGCAGAAGTTATTGTTCCGGAAGAATTTACATCAATTAATGCTTTGGCACCACTTCCATCACCGTTAATTGCCACAATTCCGGAGGTGTAATTAGATCCACCATTAGCAATGTATATTTTCTTAATCTGATTCAAATTTATATCAGAATCACCTGCTTCTCTAATACTTTGAATTTGGGTATCTGTTGTTGTTGCCCAGTCATTAGGGACTACAACATACTCGGTAGAATCAAATTTTATAATATCGCTAGGAGCTACTGAAAAAAGATATTTCCAAATATATCCATCACCACTAGTTCCAGCTGCTGATGGTTCTAAGTCAGTAAATGTTGGTTCATCCTTTGATACATTTCCTTTCAAATTAGAACCTGAAGAACCATTATCGATACAAATATAAACTCTAAAGTCACTATTAATCACATAATAATTCGTATCATATAATCTACTTAGATTGGAATTGGGGGCAGGATTTGAAATACTATAATCATGCCTGTACATGTCATATCTAGTATTAGAAGCCCAATTAACTTTTCGTATAAGTCTTCTAACATTAGATGTTGTCACTTTTTTTCCAAATAAAGCAGTATCTCTATATTGTGAAGTAAACTGCAAATTATCTGTTGGAGTTGGAGTATTACTATTCCATTCAGTATCTGAAGTAGTTCTACCAAAACCAGATACTGGATTAGCTGGATTTGGTAATCCTAAAAATACATAATAAGAATTGCTCGTATTTGCTACAGAGTCTACAAAATTATTTGCATTTGATATTCTAAATTGATCTGTTACTACCGCAGCCATATTAATAGTTTTTTAGATATTTATAAGAGAATTGTCATTATATATTCATTATATATTTTTTGGAAGTGCTCCTCCATCCCTTAATCCAGTACCTCTTCTCTGAATTGTTGGGAAAGTTGTCAATCCAACATCAACAGTATTTCCAGTTACTGCTATAGAAACTGGGGAACTAGATCTACTTATTCCAGCAAATCTTCCCCATGAGAATCTTCCAACAGGATTGCTCGAATTTGATGTTGTTGCAATACCAACAACTGAAGTTCCTGAATTTACATAACAAACAATAGAACCCGCAAGACCAACGTTAGATATTTCCTGAATGAAGTATACATTATCTACGAAAGTTGTACCAACACCAACAACAGATAAATCATTATTAGCAATTGAAGTTACGCCATTTCCGACTGAAGTATCATAGATGTAAATTGGATATCCAACAACAAGATTATTGTAATTTGATATGCTATCTAATCTATGTAAGTTAAATTGAATTGCTAATGTTCCTATTCCCTGAGCATTTACGGTAGTAATTCCAGTAACAATACCACTAAAACCTTGAATTACGTCAATGCTAGATATATTCTCATAAGTTGGATTTGGAAGAGATACGATAACCTGTGGAGCAATCGTATATCCAAGTCCTGGATTATTAACTAAAATTGATGAAACTGCACCGGCAGAAATAGTGGCAGTCGCAGTCGCAGTTGTTCCTACTCCAACTCCAACTTCTGGCGGAGCAACAACTGAAATAGTCGGAATTGAGGTATATCCACTACCACCAGATGAAATTGTATATCCAGTGATAGTTCCTGCAGTCGAAACAGTGGCCGTTATAGCAGCTGCTACTGGATCTGTAGAACCACTAACAATCAAACCACTAAAATCACTGGCAGAATCATAATCAAACAACTTCAAATTTTCTACAAATACTTCAGTATCGCTGCTTTCTACCGTATTGATAATTTTAGCAGTCGGGAATACTTGTGTCTCTATAGAATCTCTGGACTTATAAACAATTTCACCATTAATAATTTTATCTATTTTTTGTTTTGTCCATGCAAGTGGTTTGTAATTTGTCTCATCAATTCCGTTGCCAGAATATAAGTTTGTTTCGAATTTATCCGAGAATGATAAGTCAAATACAGTTCTTTTATTTTGTGATATTGTTCCATTAATTGCATTATTTTTATAAACCTGTACCAAATCGCCCCGTTTGATGGTTTGATTGATACTTGTGACCAATTGATCATCACCATTCCTGGTTCCTCTATAGAAGAAAATATCAATATTATCTTCTGGTTTAGGTGCTTCAATAAAACTGAATGAAGTTCCACCTTCAAAGAAATATGCAACTCCAGGATCTTGAATAATGCCGTTAATTACAATTAATAATGCATTAGCAAGATTTACTTGTGTTCCTTCCTGTGCTTCAAAACTTATAAGTTCGTCATTATAGAAAAGTGGGAATCTAGTTCTACTAGAATCTTGGAAATTTTTAATTGAATCTATGTAATCAAATTCACCAAATTGCCATGCTCCAATTGAATCGTTGTATACATCATCAACTGTCAATAAAAATTCGGAAGTTGCTGATGAAAGAGTACTATGTGTGACTAAACCAACTGGTCTAATAATATCTCCTTTTCTGAATCCATATCCATTTCTTGCAATTTTAAAGTTTGAAACTTCAAATGTATCAGAACCTATTCCACTTGTTGTTGCAGCACCTACCTCAATATCAACCAATAAATTAACACCAGTTAGTGTAGTATTACCAAATCCTAATCTAGAAATTCCTTCTATCTCAAGACCTTCATAAGTTGGTTCTGAAACAATTACTTCTGGATTTGAATATCCCGATCCTCCATTTCCAACTACGATAAGAGATAAACTTCCACCGGCTCCAACTAGAGCAGTTGCTGATACTACTGCAGCAGCACCAGTATGCCCACTCTCATGAACACTCACACCTATTGATACTATTCCATTATATCCAGACCCAAAAGAACCACCAGTTAATGCTGTGGTAAATCCTGCTATAGAACCACCGGCACCAACTACGGCACTCACAGCAGCACCAACTAGGGGTGCATATCCAAGTCCACCAGAGGATCCTAGGGAAACAATTACTCCTCCTCTCGGCAATTGATTTGCATTATAATCAGTATTTGACAAATACTTAGTTCCATCCGTAGAAGTTATTCCACTGAAGGTAACACTTGTTACACCCACAGTACTTTCATCATTTAACGAAAAATTATTATCCGGATTATTGGCTGTTGAAGGAGTCTGGAAAATGCCATTTATAAACAGAATGCCATTACCACCAGTACTTCCAATTCCAGTAGTGTTTGCTCCACCAACAGTCAATGTAAATGTTGCCCCTATTCCAGTAAATTGATTAGAAATATCGTCATATATTTGATTTGTATCATAATTATTTCTAAGATAAACTCTGCCAGTAAAATCTGATTTTGCTGGTTCGAGATTACTTACATCTTTTTTAACTGAAGTGTTTCCTTTTGGAGGATCAACAAAGTGAATATTTCTACCGGAAATATTATACGAACCTTTATATACTCTAACTTCATTCCCAGCAGAATGAGATGTTGCTGTGGAACCAACTACTCCTCTCTTGACTTCAACCAAAGATGACTGACCTATTCCAGTTATTGGTCCAACTGCTGTAGTTCCAATACCAACACTTATAATCTTCATATATTCATCATTAATTTTTATTAAATCTGTCGGGGTTATTGAAGAAATTCCACTTAAACTCAAAAATGTGGATGTGGTTCCAATCTGACCCCCAGGGTTTCCTGATAGTGTATGTGCAATTGGAGTAAACTTCAGTGGGTATTGTGCTATACTGTCTATGGTTATTAATGTTTTTTCATTACCTAATAACATTGACAATTCATGAGCATTTCCTTCACCAGATGATCCGAAAGATACATTTACACCTGCTTCCGCATTTGCTCTAGTTGTGGCAAGTTTAAATTCATCATCATTTTCTCTAATTGCATATACAACTGATGGTAAAGGCGTTCCAGTACCATACGTCATTGCAGTTGACCCAACTCCAACAAAAGTTGATTGGGGAGTATATGAAAGAGCTTCGCCAGTTCTGAAGAAGTGATTGTCAATTGTAAATACGCCAGTACTGAGATTTAATTGTAAAGGGTTAGTTGGGTTAAAAGTTTTTCCAAAAATTGGAATTCCATTAGATTGTGCTATAAAATCAGTTTTATCAATTCTACTTCCATTTACCGCATTATAGAATTCAGCATTTAAAGATTGTGTTATGTCGCCATATTGATGAATGGGTGCAGTATTATTTAAATCTAATTCTGTATACAACATTTCGTTGAGAGACGAAACTTGTAAAGATGATGTCATTGCAGCATCTGGATAGAATTTAAGTATAAAGTTTTCTCCAGAATATTCCACACCAAATGTTCCCATTCCACTCTGTGCATCAGTTACTCCTATTCCCCCAGCAGAAAGGAAAGATGATTGTTGAACATAATTATCAAAAGTATTGTCTTGTAAAGCCAATACATTATGAACTGCTTTTGTAGACCCCATACTTACTTCAACTAAAGATTTAACTGAGTTGAATAGATTTCTATCAAAACTTATGACTGTTGTCGCGGCCGCTGAAACTGTAGTTTCATATGCAGATTTGATTATTGCACTTCTTTCAGATCCTTCTGGTTGAGATGGTAAGATAAATCTATGTGTTCCAACTCCCACTGAGGTGGTTCCAAATCCAACAATCTTAGATCTCAGTTGAACATCATTTGCAGTATCATTAGTATAACTTAGATTTAAAACTCCAGAACTAATATCAGCACCAAAAGAACCGATAAAATTGAAAGATGAAGCATTTTCATTAGTATCAAAATAATACTCTGATAAGAAAGTATCTGTACCATTATGGGTAATATACAATTCTACAAAATTCAGTTCATTTGTATTAGACTGAATAATTTGAGTATTAACATGTAATGAAGTAAATTTATCAGTAGCAACTCCGATAATAGAACTGGTTATTCCAGAACCACCAGAAGTTACAACACCACTAAAACCAGTTAGATTTATAAATCCGATGGATGTGGTTCCAACACCAGAAGTTGCAGATCCAAAAGTGTTTTTAATAAATTTAAAATTATAATCAATATTATCCGGATCTTTGGGTGCAAACCTTAATGTATTTGTATCCGTCACAGAAAAACTTCCATAATCCTCACCCACTACAGAAGTTAAAGCTGACCCAATATTAGCAATATTTCCTTTTTCTAATAAGAAATTGCCTCCGCTATTATCACTAATAATAGTAAAATCTGCTAATTGAATTTGGCTATTATTAGAATTAGTTACTCTAACCAAAACATCATCAAAGGAATCTGAACTAGCAAATGTGAAAAGATCTTTAACATCAGTATCTTCAATATTGTTTGAATTAGAAAATGTGTCACTGATATCATCAATTTTTAAAACTACATTACTTTTTGATAAAGTAAAATCAGTTAATTTTCTATTTTGTAATTTTAAGAATTTGGATTGAGATCCAACAACATCAATATCAAGAACATTGTCAAAATTATAAATGGTATCTACTCTAAGTTCTTCTAAAAGATCACGTACTATAGTAAATGCAGTTGTGCTACCAATACCAGCATTTGCTGTTGAAGATATTCCAAGATCACCAAAATTCTTAAGACCACTAGTATGAACAAGACTATTAACAGGAGTTCTAAATTCTCTCCACTCAATAGGACTCTTAACTGTATATGAAAGATTTTGATAATAATCGTTATCAGGAATTACTTGATCGTCCGAACTTAGTTTACCAATGTTATTATCCCATCCTATTCTTTTTTTATTAGAGAAACTAACTTCAAATCTACCATTATTTCTAACAATGTGATCTATAGTAGCAATATTTGAACTTACTTGTCCTGTAAGAATATCACCAACAACTATATCTTCATTATCATCTCCGGAAATTTTTATAGATCCTGGATTAAGTCCAGAAACTATTAAGTTAGAATTTTGTCCATTGATAGATAATTTTTCTCCTAAAGTAAATTCAGATATTTCTTGAACAATGTCAAAAGTTGGATAATCAGATTTTTTAATTATATTTCCAAGAGAATCTTGAATTGTCTTGGCAGTTCCTATGTTAGTTGTAAATTCACTCAGATCAATTGTAACCTCATCTTGAGTTATACCTCCAACAAATTTAGAGTTTTTATATTCACTGACAGTGAAGAATTTATATCCATAATCTTCAGAGTTAAATCCAGAACCTGCAGCACCAACTTTTTGAATTCCCTCAATAAAAACTTTTTCTCCAACACTAAATGAACTAGTACTAAATCCGAGAGCCGGTGTTGTTATTCTACAAACAAACCTAGTGTCTGTTTCTTGGATGACTCTTTGGATGCTAATTCCATTTGTATTCTCTACAGTAAATAATTCTGTTGATTTATCAGGAAGACCTTTAGGTGACTGAAGAACATCTACTGAACTAATAGAGTTTCCAACAATACTTGCTGATAAAATTCCTCTATCAATTGATTGTCCAGTACCAGTGTCTACTATCACTACTCTTGGAGATTCTGTGTAATTTTTTCCTCCATTAATAACTGTAACTATTCCAATAGTATTTGAATTTTTAATTGTAACTATTGCTGGTATATTTGCTTTTGGTTGTAAAGTTCTATCAGAAGAATATTCAAATCCTTCATTAATTATTCTCACATTTTTTGTATTACCAACAGATTTGGAAGATGCAATCAAATTAGCATCTTTTGCTGTGGTATTTGAAGAACCAACATAATTTGGTAATTTTTTATATCCAGCCCCTCCAGAAACAATATTAATTTTTTCAATTGGTCCATCTGCATTTAATGAAGTTGTAGAATATTCCAAAGTAGAACATTCGGATGATTCATAAGATAGTTTTTCTGGAATTTCATTAAGTGCAACATTAAATGTCGTTTCTCCAATTCCTGAAATAGGATATGTAGAATTGTAAGAACTTTTAATATATTCTATTTCCGAATAATTATTAACCTCGGCATCTGCAGTGCTAATATATCCAGATTTTTCTAAGTTATAATATAATTTTTCTGGTAAAATATTGGTAGAATTGTCAGTGTTATAATTGAGAGTCAACTTGGCATTAGCACTAACACCGACAGTTCCTACACCCGCAATAGTTATTCCACTAGTTGAACCAGTAGAGACAAATTCATTATTAAATTGATTATCATAATAAATTTTTAATAGATATCCATCTAAAGAGGAATCTGACAGATCAAAAACTAAACTATTATTTTTGACTATCTTAATTTTTGGATTTATTGGAGAAATTGTTTGTGTTCCGCCACCAGTGTTTGCAATACTCACTACATTGGGTGGATTTGATGTAGAGTTAATGTATGTCTCGGAAAGTTGAATAATATTTTCATTTATTCTATAGACATAGTAAGACCCGGTAGATAGTCCGGAAGCAGGTAAAGATGCAGCATAACTTACTTTTTGACCTGTTTCTAATTTATGAGAATTGATTGTAATCTGATTAGTTACAGAATCAATATTAGAAGGATCAATGGTAATTGGATTTACAATGAGACTATCAGTAAGAGTGTCTCTCTTTACAATTACTGATGTATCCGTTCCTATTCCTCCAAAAATTTTAGGTTGAACATTTAAAGTAATTTTATCTCCAGAGGACAATTTATGATAAGTTTGTCCGGGATCTACCGTATTCAGACCAACAGTTGAAATTGAAACAACTGAATTAATTCTTTGAACTTTTGATTTTTTTTGTGGACTAATACTTTCAAATAAATATTCATCACTATCAGTTCCGTTATTGCGGAAAAATACTTCCTTAAATTCATTTCCAATTCCTGTTTTAATACCAATAGAATTTATTGTCTTTTTTACAACATATACTGTGGTAGTAACTCCTGATATTGGTAAGTTATATGGAGTGCTTAAAGATGTGTTGGAAATTGAAATTGCGCCACCAGCCGGAACAATCAAATTGACAGGTTGATTGGTTATAAATGGATGATTTTCAATATAAATTCTTTGTGTTAGAATATCTCTTGTCACAGAAGAATCACCAAATTCAAAAGTCATTGAACTTGATATTCCAACAATCGTGCCAACACCTACTGATTCTTTAGGGTTGAAGTATGCTTTATCATTTACTGAAGACTCAAAATAACTCGCATTCTTTGATATTGTAAAAGAATCTGGAATATATTCAATTTTTGTGGTGGTAGTATGAGAAGTTCCGACTAAACCTCTCTTAACTCTGAGAATATTCAGATTGGGAAATATATTTAATATTTGTAAAGTTTCGGATCCAATTCCAACACTACTTCCGGCAGAAACGGAACTTGGAATTTGAGATACGTATATCTCCGTAGTTGCTGCTCCAGGAGATGCATCGGACCCAACTATTGGTGAGGAAAGATTGGAGTAGAAAGAACTGATTCCAATCTGAAAATTATTATTTAATTGAGATAAATCACTACTAAATCCGGAAATAGTTACATACTCTTTATCTCTGAGATTATGTTGAGGTAAAATTGAAACTTTTATCTCATTTTCTCCATTCCAAGTAAAAATGGCATCATCATAAGTTTCTATCGAAGTTTGTATATCATATACATTTTTTCCTAAAATTGAAGTTATTTTTGCAATAACCCCATCACCATTAGTTTCATTATTATCAAAATTTAAAGAATCATTTACTTTATAACCTGTGCCCGAATTGAGAATATCAATTTTTTCTATTGGTCCTTCTGTGACAGATTCAATAACTGATTTTTGTCTTGAAATTTCATTGGTTTCAATTAAAAAGTCATTATTTGCAAAAGGGTCGGATACTTTATATGGGAAAGTATTTCTAAGTAAATTAGAATTTGTAAAATTAAATTCTTGATTTAAAAGTTTATTTTCTTCTAAAGTATTTGTCCTATATTTGTCTCCGATAAAATATGGGAATTGTGGGTTTCCATTGCTGTCAATGGTGGCAAAATACGCATAAACACCGTTAGGAAAATCTACTGTTTTTGTAAATCTACCATTGTGTCTATCCAAATCTCCAGAATTTGTATATTCGTAATCCTCAATAAAAAATCCATCATCAAATCCCATGGGTCTATCAATAATTCTAGAAGAATTACTGGTGTATCCAGATTCTAAACGTATTGGACCAGAACTTGTATCCAACACATCAGAGTTTGCATATGGTCCGTATATCGGATTTCCATCGTATGCCCAACCAATTATTCCAGAAACTTTACTCTGAACATCTTTAAATGTAGATCTTAACTCAGTATAATATCCAGAAATAGTATATTGCAATTTGTTTTTAGTCTCTCTTAATATTTCATTTCCGTACTTATGAATATTATTAACACTCAACGATCTAACTTCAGTGTCAAAAATAGCACCAGACCCACTAGGGACAACTTTAATGGAAGTGGAAGTACTAGAGTATCCTATACCAGCGTTAATAATTTTAACATCTGTTATTTTTCCGGATGTTGATATGACCGGTCTCAATAAAGCACCAGATCCAGATCCACTGGAATCTATAACTTCTAAGTCAGGAACAGAAAAATATTCCACTCCTCCAAACTGAACATTTACTACATCAACCATTCCACCAACTATGATGGGTTTTAATTGTGCTTTCTTTCCACTTTTTAGAGTAATTAAAGGTTTCTTTTCAAAATTAATAGCACTGGATCCATATCCAGTTCCTGCATCATAAATGTATGCATCAATAATACTACCTTTTACTAAAGGAGTTGCTGATAATGTTCTGGTGGATACAGTTGTTCCAACGCCTACAGATGTAAATTCAATAGAAACAGAAATATCAGGATAAGCGAAATTCTGATATCCAACTCCCGTTGAAGATAATTTAACAAAATTGTTATTTTGATAATTTAGGGGGGATGTTCCACCAACTCCAGCATTAGCAAGTTTAAATGAATTATTATCAACTTTTATTATTTGGTACTGAACTGATGTTGTTGTTATTCCTGTTGATGTTGTTAATCCAGTAATTGATGTTCCATCAGTGGAATAAAGAATTAAATCACCATCAGCAAATCCATGATTTTTAAAACTAATCAAACCATTTGATGTGGTTATTCCCGTTGGAGAAACAATTAATTTTCTATTAGTGTATCCACTTCCACCATTAATTACATCAACAGAAGAAATTGTTTTAGTCTTTTCCTTTGTTTTAAATTTATGAATACCCGTAGTATAAAGAGTACTAAGACCTACAACATTACTATTTGAAGAATAATCATCATATGATTCAAATAATTGAACTGTCGTATTATTATCAATTTTTACAAAATAAGAACCTTCATCAACTAGAGATGAAGTTCCTATTCCAACTCCAATTCCTGTATTTCTGTTAGAATCGTAAATTACTTCTTGACCATCTGAAAAATTATGATCCGTTAAGAAAGTTATTTGATTTGTATTGTTATCTACTCCACCATTTGACGATATTAACTGTCCATCAAAATTTACTTCTCTAACTCTTTTACCAACTACTGCCCTAATATCGGCTCCAGTACCATTTCCACCAATTACTTTAATTGAAGTAACATTGTCAATATCAAAATCCTGAGTATCGATGTCAACTCTTTCAATAGACCCCTGAATTACCGGACGACATAATGCAGTTGTCCCCAAACCAGCAGAAACTGATAATTGTGGCAAATTAATCACATCATAATTGCTACCACCATTTAATACCTTTATAGAATTTAAAGGTCCATAATAAATTTTATCTTCTGATTTATAATTTACAACTTCAACACCATTAATCAACATACCAGTAGTTCCTGGTATGGTCAATTCTCCTTTTCCATTTTTATTATTTGGAGGAATAGAGAATTTTTTAAGAAGTTTTTGTGCCCCTATTTCTCCAATTCTCTGCTCAAATAAAGTAAAAGTATGCTTATTCATTCCAGAACTTGGAACTGAAAAAGTTGCAAAATCCGTCGATCCTATAAAAGATGAAGAATTGTATAATTTAATGGTTTTTTTATTAGATGCTAGAACTTCAACAAAATATGATCCTTCAACTAGTCCTTCAAGAGGATCGACATCTGGTTTATATAATATTTTATCTCCAGTAAGAAATGGTGCATTTTCCGAAAAAGTAATAGTCGTATAATTGTTAAGTTCATTAATATTTCCTAAACTTACTTCAGAATCTATAAACGCAGAATTAATTTCTTTAGTTATTTCATATGTAAAGAATGTAGTAAGTCCTGTTGTTGAAGATGGTAGAGAATTAGATGCAACATATCCAAAATTTTCTGTGCTATCAGTATATACGTTTTGAACATCTCCTAAGATGGCAGAATTTCCATATTCTATGGGAGCACCTGTACTTCTTGCTTTATTAATTTTTCTTCTTAAACTATACTCTACATTGGGACTTGGATTAAAAGTAAAATTATCTAAACTAATTGATTTTTTATCGGGAGAAATATCAACTACATGAGTAATACTTGAAGATGATGTAGGAAATACTACTTTTCCTGGATTATTACCACTACTTTCTATAATTTCGACACTATCTCCTTCTTTTAAACTGGATTTGTCGATTTCACTTTTTAATGTTAATGATAAATTAACACCAAAATCTTTTATTTCATAAGATGAACTAGTATTGTATATCCATGAATTTGCAAAAATTTCTTTGTATGTTCTGTTGCCAATACTTGGGTTTAAAATTAAATCACCAACATTATTGACAGAAATTGTATCACCTTCAGAAATATTTAAATCATCGGACACCTGAATAAAATTAGATAATACTCCAGTTAATCTTATTTCTACTCTTTTATCCGAATCCCCATCTTCATAACCAAAATAAATCTCATCGGATCTAATATTACTTGCAGAAGAGATTGTCGATGCAACTCCAGTACATCCAATAAATTGATTAACAGTTTTATCAGAATAAGTTATGCTATTGATACCAGAAATAACCATTCCAGTCTGTGCAAAACCAATCGTAGAGTCTACACTAATTACAGAAGCACCTATGGCAACAGTTTCAATATTTTTTGTGCTAGGGGTAATAGCAAAATTGCCCTGAATTGTCGAGGATTCGTCATATCCAATAAAGAGAGATAATTTAAAATATTGCTTATTATTTCTAGTGAAAGGTTCTATTTCAGATATTGCTGCTGTAGTTCCAGAATCTGTAGATTTGGTTATTGTTTGTCCTACTAATTTTGAAGGATCTCCACTAATTACTTCGGCAATTGCGATTTCTCTTCTGAGATACTCTGCAGAAGATGGTTTAATTAAATAATCTTCTAAATTTACTACTCTTGGTGTTGCTCCATATAAAACATTAAATAAAATTCTAAATGATTCGTCAGTTCCTTTCGATTGATAAAAAGATTTTGCTTCTTTTATAAAATTTCCAGCATTTAATTCTTTTGCAAAATCAACATCTTCTAATCCAGGAGCAAAAGTATATTTTAATTTTTTATAAAAATCTCTTAAAAATAAAGAACTTAAATTATATACTGTTGCATCTTCATTATGGTTTTCTTTTGAGGTATCAGAAAATACAAGTTCCTCTTGATTTAATTCACTATGGTATGAAGTAATCCCACTAAATCCACGTTGACATCCAGTGAATGAATTTGTAGTGATTCCAGTATAGGTTATAACCTCATTATTAATCTTAAATAGACCATATTGACTTGGGAATCCTTTAGTGCTATTTACGGCGATTGTAGTATCCGTAGAAGAGATTCCTGAAGTGGCATAGGTGCTATCAACTATAACTTCTGGAGTCAGATTATCTAATTTTAGATATTGATCCAAATTATCAACAATATCAACTGGTCCGCCTTGATATTCCTGAGAAATATAATATTGCTTTAAAAATTCTACTGTTTTTGGATTTTCATCCAAAATGAACTCAGGAAGTTGATTGTCAATAAT